AAAACAAAAATTAAATCAACTAAATGTCCAATGAGGAAATGGTAACATGAGCGATTATACAATAGAAAAAATTCATGATGATGGAAACGTAGATGTGCGCTTTCCTGACGGTTCTTGGGCTAGAATTAAAACCTCAGATGCAATGTCTCAGGAACAGTTTGATGCCGAAGTTTGGAACTATAAACCTGCGCCAACAACTTCAGCACCTAGCTTTTTAAGAGAAAACGGAACTGGGACAGCTTCACCTTTACCAGAACCCATTGGAGGCTATGAAGGCGAAGAAGTAGTAAATCCTCAGTGGCTAGATGACAGACTGGATGCTTATGGCTTGGTTAACGCACAGCTTGAATACATAACAGAAAATGGATTAGAGGCATGGCAAGCACACGTAGCGGAAATCAAAGCGATGTATCCGAAGGAATAACAGACTTTTATAACTGTATGCTTGATGGTTCATACAAAGGTTTCTTTCCAGACTATGAAGCATACGTTACAAGACAGGTACTAAGAGTAAAGAGGTTTTATAAAGGCGGTAATGTTTTATCAGTAGGATGCGGAACAGGCGACATAGAGGCCAGGTTACCAATGCCTGTTGTTTGTTATGACATCCACGATGCAGCAAAAGTATTACACCCTGAGTTAGACTTTAGGTACGAATGGCCTGATGAGAAGTTTGAATTAGTTTTATGTATAGGATCTGTGCTACCTTATGTTCCAACCAATGAGCAAAAAATTTTAGTAGACCGGATGGTTAACACAACAACTGCGGATGGTATGGTTTTAATTACAGGACTAAACAACAAAGGTGAAGAGCAAGACATTGTTACTGAGTACATATATCCTGTTGAATACCCAAGCCACCCTAAAATAAAGGTAATATAATGAAAACAGAACAGAAGCTAGAACCTGAACTTAAAGTACAAATGGAGCTAGAGGCTCACGAAAAAGAATGTGCAATAAGATACCAAATGGTTAATGATAAACTTGAAAGTCTAGACAAACGAATGTGGCGACTAGAGGCAATGATTATGATATCAACGGCATCTATGATTGGCCTAGCCGTAATGCTTATAACACAGCTATGACGCATGTATTCCTGCTCTTAGTGTATTTGGGGACAGGTGAGTTTAGAACTCTTACTAGTAATGATATGTATTTTTATAATATAAATGATTGCTTATATTTTGCTAGTAGAGTATCTAAACAATATGGAAATTATAAATATAACGGTTATGTGGATACAAAGGATCGAGTGACAGCCTATTGTGTGCCTAAGTATATTAATACACAAAATGTGAGGGTATATTAATGGATCCAATTAGTGCAATGGCAACAGCTTCAGCCGCTTTTAATACAATTAAAAAAGGCTTTTCAGTAGGACGAGATATTGAATCTATGGTTGGCGATTTAAGTAGATGGATGGGCGCACTTTCTGATATTGATCAAGCGGAAAAAGAAGCTAAAAATCCTCCCATATTTAAAAAGTTATTTTCAAACAAATCAATTGAGCAAGAAGCATTAGAGGCATACGCTGCAAAAAAGAAAGCCCAAACTCAAAGAGACGAATTAAAACAATGGTTACAATTTACTCTTGGCTCTAAAGCTTGGGACGAGCTTATTGCTATGGAAGGTCAAATTAGAACACAACGCCAAAAAACTTTATATCGTCAACGTGAACGTAGACAAAAATTTATAGAGATTGTTGTTTATTTTATTGCAGCAGTTATTGGTATTGGAATACTTTATGGCATAGCTATGTATTTTCAAATGCAAAATGCTAATGCTATAATTTTATAGTGAGGATATAAAATGTTTAAAGCAATATTATTATTGTGCATACCTAATACATTTGATTGCATTGAGGCTCATGATAATAAATTTTTACATAATAATATAAAGCAATGCGTTGAAAGGGTGCATGAAATAGCTAAAGAAATAACTGAGCTACAAAGTGTTTATATTCCAAAAGCGTATCGTTGTATATTAAATGGGGAGCCAACATGATACAAGCATTAATTGGACCCGTAACAGGGTTACTAGATAAGTTTATTGAAGATAAAGATCAAAAGGCTTTGTTAGCACATGAGCTAGCTACACTTGCTGATAAACAAGCTAACAGTATTGCATTAGCTCAGATTGAAGTTAACAAAGCAGAAGCCGCGTCAGGCTCTTTATTTAAAGGTGGATGGCGTCCTTTTATTGGATGGGTTTGTGGTATAGCATTTGCATATCATTTTGTTATTCAACCGCTAATTATTTTTGGTGTTAGTGTTGCTGGTATAGATATTCCAGAGCTACCTGAATTTGATATGTCAACACTTCTTACAGTACTTGGTGGGTTGCTTGGATTAGGTACACTTCGAACCTATGAAAAATCAAAAGGACTTTCTAAATGAATATAGAAAAACTTAAAGAAGAATTAAAGATTGATGAAGGGGTTAAATACGAAACCTATCTTGATCATTTAGGATTTCCTACTTTAGGTATTGGCCATCTTATTACTGATACCGATATAGAATATGGAAAACCTACTGGTACAAAGGTTACGGAGGACAGGGTTAATGAATGCTTTATTAGCGACATTAGTTCTGTACTTAAAGACTGCGAAATACTTTTTCCGTCTTATTATGATTTACCCGAAGAAGTACAGCTTATTATTGCTAATATGATGTTTAATATGGGTAGGCCTAGAATGTCGGGCTTTACAAAATTTATAGCCGCTGTTGAAAATAACGATTGGCTAATAGCTGCAAAGGAAATGGTTAATAGTAGATGGTATAACCAAGTACCTAATCGCGCAGACCGCCTTGTAAAAAGAATGCAAAAAGTACACCTTTGAGTTAAATGTCCCCTATAAGAGGAAGGCGCATCTAACTAACAGAGGTAAATAAAAATGCACAATACTGAATATTCTGGACCATCTATGTCCTTATCTCAAGAAATTGATGAGATGAAATATAGACAAACTGGCGAAAGCTTTAATGATAAAATAAAAAGAATAGCAAGAGCTTTATGCGATGGTCAAGAACATCGGTATAGTCTTGAAGACATTTTAGGTAATATGAGATTTTTACCTGCTGGTAGAGTACAATCTGCTATTGGTTCTAATAGAATTACAACAGCATATAACTGTTTTGTATCAGGTGATATTGAAGACAGTATGACTAATATTATGGAAAGAGCTGGAGAAGCTGCCGAAACAATGCGACGTGGTGGTGGAATTGGTTATGACTTTTCTAAGCTCCGCCCACGCGGTGATAAAATTAAATCTTTAGATTCTCAAGCATCAGGTCCTGTTTCTTTTATGGGTATCTTTGATGCGGTGTGTCAAACTATTGCATCATCAGGGCATCGACGCGGTGCTCAAATGGGTGTACTACGAGTAGACCATCCTGATATTGAAGAGTTTGTTACTGCTAAGCGTAATTCAGATAAGCTTACTGGTTTTAATATTAGTGTTGGTATTACTGATAAATTTATGGAGGCACTTCAAAATGATGGGGATGATTCTTTTGAATTGTGCTATGATGGAATCGTCTATCGTACAGTATCCGCCAAAGAGCTATGGGATAAAATCATGCTTAGTACTTGGGATTGGGCTGAGCCCGGTGTTTTATTTATTGATCGCATAGCTGAAATGAATAACTTATTTTATTGTGAAGAGATTCGTGCAACTAATCCATGTGGTGAACAACCACTTCCAGCTTATGGCGCATGTTTACTTGGTTCATTTAATCTTACAAAATATGTTATAGATAATGAATTCGACTTTACGCAATTTAAAAAAGATATTCCAGATGTAGTAAGAGCGCAGGATAATATTATTGACAGAACTATTTACCCACTCAAACAACAATCGGACGAAGCAAAAAACAAGCGCCGTATGGGACTTGGCGTCACTGGTTTGGCTAATGCCGGAGAAATGCTCGGAATGCCGTATGCCTCACCAGAATTTCTTGTGTGGGCAGAAAAAGTATTCGCCTGCTTGCGTGACAATTGCTATCGAGCATCAGCGCGATTAGCAGCAGAGAAAGGTGCATTCCCTATGTATCGCGAAGATTATCTTAAGTCAAACTTTATTAGAAGCTTACCTGCTTCAGTAAAGAAAGAGATTCGTGAATATGGAATTCGTAATAGTCATCTTACTTCTATTGCGCCTACGGGTACTATATCTTTAGTAGCTGATAATGTTTCTGGTGGTATTGAACCCGTCTTCTCACATTACTATGAAAGAACTATTCAAACATTTGAAGGTCCAAAAGTAGAACGCGTAGAGGATTATGCTTATGCACACGGTATAAAAGGTAGAACCGCAAATGATATTTCAGTGCAGGATCACCTTGCTGTGTTACTCTTAGCTCAGCATTACATTGATTCAGCTTGCTCAAAGACCTGCAATGTGGGGGATGATGTTTCTTATGAAGACTTTAAAAAGGTCTATGTTGATGCCTGGAAGGGCGGGGCGAAGGGGTGTACAACATTCCGACTATCGGGAAAAAGATTTGGAATCCTTAACGTCGTTGAAGAAACCGTGGAAAAAGAAACGAAGATACTTAGCGAGACTGAGGAAGTGGTTAAAGAAGAGGGAAAGGTTGAGGCTTGCTTTATCGACCCGCTTACTGGCCAGAAAGAGTGCTCATAATTATAATATAACGGAGGAGTAGTATGGCAGAAGATATAATTTCTGTTGTTGATAT